GTCTACTCTTGCTGGAGGGCTCCTTACAAAGGAATTCGGATGGGATAATCTCCTGTCCGATTTGGATACCCTCTCAGGGCTTCTTGACGATTGTCGTCAAAGAATTGAATACCTTAAGCGAACTTATGGTATTCCGACTCGATTGGGCTTTTCTCGCCCGAACATCCTTGATAAGACGAATCTTTTCGGGGATGTCTTCTTTGAAGAAGGTATCGAGTGGCCTGGCTTTTTGAGCAGCAGAGTATCTCTAAAATCCTTTCGAGTTGATTTTCGGGCGACTGCGTGGATAACGCAGCGGCTAGATTTCATCGATGGGATAATAGGATGGTTACGTGCAATCGCCGGTGCTCTGGGACTGGACAATCCAGTACTACTGTTTTGGCAAACTTTGCCATTCAGTTTTGTAGTGGATTGGTTCCTTAATGTCTCAGATCACCTAACGAGTCTCACTCGCATGCGACCTGCAATTGGCTGGGATGTCGGTGACATTACCAGATCATTGCATTATACATGGGAATGGGACAACGCTGTAGTGTTAGAAGGTGGTACTTCCTGCGAAAGGGAAGCCACCCATATTACGCTACAATGCGATGCATACAGCAGAGACATTGATCTTCCGTTGGATCTAGGCTTGCTGGACCTAGCCAACCTTTCGCAGCACCAGCAGTTGCTGCTACTTGCACTTGGTTTAGTGCAGTAGCTAGCTTACAACATGCAGGAGTTTCACCATGGCCATTACAGATCCTCTTAGTCTCGAGAATGCGTTCAATTCCGCGAATTCTTTCGTAAGGACGTCGCAAGACGCCTCCGGAAGTGCGTGGATTGATTCTTCCTCGTCCACTCCATCTGAGCCTCGTGGTTTAACCATTAAGCATCAGGTGAGTGGCAAGGGGAAGGACGCAGTTGATCGTCATCTTATACAAGCTTATTATACTAAGCTTGATGCGGAGACGATTCCTCGGACCGGCGTGGTTAATTTCACGCTGTCTATGCCACGTAATAGTGTAATAACATCCGCGATCATGTATAACTTGGTCGCGAATGTCATCGACTTTTTGATGTCGGGCGTATTCGCCACGAGCGTCACGTCGTTGACCACTACGAACGTGGACAAGATTTTGCGGGGAGAGCAGTGAACTGGAGTGACCGGCCTGATCGGCCGATTCACCACCTCGACACTACGTACAACGGCAGTTCTGGGGCGCCTTTACCGGCGCCGCAACGAACGACTGTTAGACTAACCGCACAGAGACTTAATCGCAATATTGAGGAGTGGGTACCCCTCATAACGGCGATTACTGCCTTGGTGGTAGCAATACAGGGCGTTGTAGTCCTGATTCTTCCACTTTTTGGCAAGTAACGGTACATGGTGAGGCCTTGGATGGAATTCCTCAAAGGGAACCCATGAAAAGCCAAGTCAACTTGATAGTTGACCTGCTAGAGCAAATGCTCTGTAGCGATCCTTGCGGACTAGCGTCAAGCAAACACCTCCGTATGGATGTGAAGACTTTACGTCTTCGCACACATCATGAGGGTTTGTCTTTCCTCACCAAAACCTTACCGTTATTAGGTAAAGCTTTGGATGCAGGTCTTTCGAGTCTACACTTCAACTTACCAAGTGAATTTAGATGTTCACATGGTCAAGCAAGTATACCCGCTTTCATGCAGGCATACTTTAAGTGTATTTTCGATGACTCTGGTCATCTTCGGGACGATGCAGAGCCTGACGTCATTAAACATGTACGTCAGGTTCTCTTCCTCGCATATAAGCTGGAAGTTCCGTATACATCGAAGCAATTGAATGAATCATTTGAGACATTCATTGCAAACGATGCGGAACTAGAGCCAATCCACGATGAAGAAACGCTCCAAATTTTGGAGGTCGCTTCCTTTATCGCAGAGGATGTTTTCCGTGGGTTTAATCCCAAGGAAATCTTGCCGAGGCACGGTCCCGGAGCAGTTGCTACCGGTGAACAGTTAGAAGAGAAGTGGGTTTTCTCCCGCCTCTACAACAACATTCACCAGTATTATCCCTACTATGAATATTTCATAGTGGGGGATGGTGACGAACTTATAGATCGAAAGGAATGGTACTTATCAATGCAAAGGCTTGATCAAGGCCAAGCAAAGGTAATTGCTGTTCCTAAGGATTCTAGAGGTCCGAGACTAATATCCTGTGAACCCCTTGAGTTTCAATGGATTCAACAGGGTCTTGGTCGAAGTTTAGTCTCTCGTTTAGAGAGTCATCCCTTAACAAAGGGTTACGTAAACTTCACAGATCAATCAATCAATCAAGCTTTGGCTCTCGAATGTTCTATTACGAGAACCTATGCTACAATTGATTTGAAAGACGCGTCTGACCGCGTGTCATCAGAGCTTGTCTCCGCCATCTTTAAGAGATGTCCGGAGTTACTTAAGGCTCTAATGGCATGTAGAACTAGCGCTACTGCTCTTCCAGATGGAAGAGTTGTGGAACTCCAAAAGTACGCCCCAATGGGTTCAGCTTTATGCTTTCCCGTCGAAGCGTTTGTCTTTTGGGCTATCCTAGTAGCGTCTATAAGTCGCCATCAGCGTAGGCAACTGGCGTTAGTGGACAAGGAAGTATTCGTCTATGGTGATGATATTATCATCCCCACAGAGTTTGCTTCCCTCTGCTTACAGACACTCGAGTCGGTTAACTTAAGGGTCAACCGCCAAAAGTGCTGTATCCAGGGAGTCTTTCGGGAATCGTGTGGTGTTGATGCCTTTAAAGGTGTAAACATCACGCCTACCCGATTACATACTCCTTGGAGCGGACGCAAAACCGACGGGTCTGCGTACGCTTCATATACCGCAATAGCCAATACCTTTGTGGCTAAAGGGTATGTCAAGTGTGCCGATCTTCTTTGGAAAGAGCTAGAGAAAACCTATGGGAAGATCCCATATGGTACCTCTCGAGCTGCCTACCCTTGTAAGATCGTGACCGATCCTGTCGTAGCTGAGGTTAGAAACCGTAAGCTATTCAGATATCGGTATAGCAGACGTTACCAGCGAATTGAGTTTTATCTTCCTATGTTAATTCCTAGGAAGATTAAATCAAAACTCGATGGCTGGCCTCGTTTACTGCGGAATGTTGTATTCCGTAAGATCGAGGACCCGTCCAACGTCGTTATCCCCCGCTCGACGGTAATAAAGCGAGGGTGGACCGCTACCTTCTGATCAGGAAGGTATTGCAGGCCGAAAGGCTACCGACG